CATTGGCAAATGCAAATGTTAAAATATCTGCAGCCGTTAATGATTGTGCTGTTGAAAGTGTTAATACATTACCACTTCTTGCAGAAACAGTTGGTGTACCAGAAACATTTGAACCTGATACAGTCATACCTACTGTAATATCTAAATTTGATGCTGTTAATGTCACAGTAGTGCTAGAGGAAGTTGTGGCAGCAACTACACCCTCTGCTGATAATGAAATAGTTTTAACAGGCATATATGAATTTGTTAAGAATTTTGTTGAATCAGAAACGCCAATTGTATACATATATTTCCATGTATATCCATCTGATTCTGCTGTTGGGACTGTTAATGTTTGAGTTGGTTGAACACTTGAAGCTCCACCACCTGCTTTAATACACTTATAAACTTTAAATTCAGAAGTAACAATATAAAATGATTTATCAAAAATACTTGCGTCATCTGAGTCCCAAGCATAATATGAATTACCTGAAGTCCATGTATACCTAGGTACTACATTTGATAAATCCGAACCAGTAACCTTTTTCATACCGATTAGGTTTTGTCTTGTTTCACCTAATTGGTCTAATTGGTCTTGTGGAGTTGTTGGTGTTCCGTCTGTTGTGTCTGAAGTCGTTAACGACCATACATCAGATTTACCTATTGCCACATAGACACTATTATCTGTTACATCTTCTTTAAAGTTATTAGCGTTTAAAACCCTAAAATTTGATGATACTATTGCTGCCATAATTATTTCCTATTATTCTATTTCCACGAATGTTCGTGTGTTATATTTATTTATAACGCTTGAGTCTATAGTTTCCAATGTATTATTACCTAAAAACTCAATTGTTTGATTGGTATTATATGCCCTTGCAGTCGTAAAAAAGTTATTTGGACCTTTTCTCTGCAAGTAACCATTATTTATAATTGTTCTAAAATTAGGGTCTATGACCTTAACCTTATGCTCTGATAAAAATTTATCAGCTACTGGAGTTTGTTGAGTAATTGTATAATCTAAATCCACTACTGCAGTTGCCGCAGCATTTGAACCATCACCTGCAATTGTTATTGTTGGTACTGATGTATATCCATCTCCTTTATTGGTAATTGTTATTGCAGATATTGAACCAGATGATATTGTTGCAGTTGCAGTTGCCTGTCTTATTGCTCCACCACCAGAAAATGCTACCGTAGCCTCAGTATAACCGGTTCCACTATTATCTATAGTAACCGAATCAACTACTCCAATAATTCCGTCTTGTAACTTCACGCCATCATATAATGTATATCCTCTTTTTGACCCAACTGTTTGTTTTGGATTTATTTTTGTTTCTGTAACCAAATTAGTTATATCGTTATGATTTAATGAAAGTATTAATTTTTCTTTTTGGTCTGCAACACGAACCTCATTATTTACTGCACTACCTAAAGTAACCAATGGGTCACTTACATAACCAGAACCAGCATTAGTTATTGTAATTCCTGTAATTTCACCTTCAGAATCCAAATTAAAATTAGCAACTGCAATTGCATTTGTTCCTAATGGATTACCTTCTGCGTCTTTTGCTGTTGGTTGTGGAAATACTACTGTAGGTGCTGTTGTATATTTTTTATCTGCCTTACCAAATACTCTTACGGTTGCAATAGAACCTGCATTTGGATTTGCTGCAGGTGTTGCGAATAAAGCAGACCAACCACCACCAGTACTATTAATTGTAATATTACCATCATCTAGTTCACCATCGCTGGTTATTCCTATTGTAACTGATGGATTTACTCCACTGCCAGTAGATGATTCAATTCCACTAAATGTAATTGTAGGAGCACTTGCATAACCAAAACCTGGTTCAGCAATTGTTACTGTTTCCAATTGTCCATCTGTTTTTGTTGCAGTAGCAGTTGCAGTAACACCAGTAAGTGTATGTGATGTTCCAGTTCCTACACCTGTAATATCAATTTCTGCACCACCTGATGTTTCAGAAAGTTTTACTTTTCCTCCTGTTGATGATACAATATAATATCCTGTTCCATTAACCAATTGAGGATTACTAGAAATTGCCGTTCCTCCACCAGAATCATATGTAACCAATGCACCGACTGGTAACGCCGCCTGTTCATCGTTCGTTAATTTTATAGTGTTATCTGTTATATTAACGATACCAACACCAGCTACTTCATCGTCTGAACCGTCAAACGTGATTGCTGAAGGCGCTGCAATGGTCAAGGTTGGAGCATTATAATCCTTACCACCATCATTAATTGTAATTGAACTAACTGAACCATTTGTTAATACAGCAGTAAATGAACCAGTTGTAAAACCTGATGGTGTCCCGGAATCTGCAGATGTGATTGTAGGTACAGATGTATATCCAGTACCTCCTTGTGTTACTGTTGTTGATGTAATAACTCCATTTTTTAATCCAAGTGAAAGTGTACCTGATTTATGTATTTTAGCTTCGACTCCAGGAAGGAATGTAGAAGCAAACATTTCCACAAGAATTGGAATATCTTCTGGACCAACAATACCTGGTTGTCTGATTGGCATTGCTGATAAAACTTTTCTAATTATTTTTGTTAATTCGTCCCATCGTAATGTATCAGGGTCAAAACTATCATCGCCTAAAATATTCCTTGATAATTCTAAGAAAATTAATATCTCTGCGAAATATATAAACCCAGATGGATGGACTAATTTATCGTATACATTTTCCCAATCGGATAAATTTTTACCAGTTTTAATTAAATATGAAAATTTTTGATATTTTAAACTATCTTGTAATTTAATATTATAGGATAAAAATCCTTTATTGTCTAAATAAATACCTCTTGGTACAAAATCAATTGATTGATTATCACTTAATGTAACTGCAGAGGAAAGCGTAATTGTTGCTCCATCAATTGCAGAAACTCTAATATCGTCTGTTAATGAATATGTTCCATTTACAACTAATTTAGATGATAATCTAATATTATCATTTGCTGAAATTATTGTTACGGTATTACTATTTGAAACTGCTCCACTTGTTGTTGTCGTAACAGTTGCTGGTTGGTCCCAACCACCAGATGATGGTATTAATGTGTCGTTATATGGAAATTCAACCTCCACTGAATCATTAAATAATAATCTAAAGAATATTTCAATTGCGTCTGCTGAACCTCTTACCTTATAAAAATCAATAATTCTTTTGTATAGGTTTCTTTTATTTACAGTTACATCTCTTGGAATAGCTGCAGCAATTTCTTTCTGCATTAATTCCAAATAATTAGCTTCATTTCGGTCAATATCCATTGCGGCTTCAATGTTATTCATTACCCACGACGGTCCTGGTCCTACCCAATATTTAACTATTGTTGTTAACGATGCTGTATAATTATTAAAAGAACTCAATCCATTTACAGTAAATGTTTTACCTATTTCAGACGTGGAATCCGCTAGTGTACCTGGTAAATCATTACCATTTGTAATTGCAACATTAATATCACTTAAAGGAATATTCATTGTTGCCAATGCACCTTTTATTGTATGTGCTCTACCTGTTCCTACTGACGATAAATTAATTACACTACCTCCAGCAGTTAAACTTAATTTAATACTACTGTCTTGGCTAAACACAACAAAATATTGTGTATCATCTGATAAACCACCAATTGCTGTTCCGTCGCCAGTATCATATACAATTTTTGTTCCTACTGGTAATGCTTTCTGTTGAAATTCTGTTAAATCAAGAGTATTATCTGTTGTATTTACGACTGATGATGATGAACCATCAAAGATAAATTCAGCAGGTGAATCACCTGTTGGAGATGTAAGTGTTAATGTTGAATTGGCACCTGTTTCATCTGTAAAAAATTCACTATTGGTATTATTAGGGTCAGATATTCTAAATCTTGCAACATTATCCAAAACAACATCAGAAAATGTTTCAGTTTCCTGATAGATAAATTCGTCCATATTCATGAACGTATAATATGATTTTAATAATTCCTCTAGTTTAGTTTTATCTTCTAATATTTCAGGTGGCAATAATTGGTCAAGACGAACATCTTCTTTCGTTTCGTGTAGTGTTGAATTATCAACCTCTACTATGCCTCCTGATATTGAATGTTTATGTGCCATTATTTAAATCTAGGTGTTGTTGAATATGTAATTGAACCAGATGAACCAGCAACTGCAATCGTATCAATTTCAGGTACGATAGTAACAAAATTATTATCTATTGAAATTAATTGATTACGCTTTGGTGCAAGGTCAAGTGAATTAGGTAATACAGTAATTTTAATTTGATTTGTATTATTTGGTGTAAAGTTATTTAATGTAAGTTTTCCTAATGCTGGTTCTAATAAACCGGCATCGTTAATTACAACCACATTTTGTTGGTTTACAATTTTATAAACAATTACTGTTCTGTTTGTTGAACCAGCAATTGGTAAATCACCAAAATAATGATTTGTATTTGGGTCACTTGCAAGACCAAATGCAGTTGATGTTAAAACAAATTTTGTTGATTGGCCAGATTGAAAAAATGGTGCAACAAAAGATAGTGTATGATTCTGTGATTCCATATTACCTTCAGCATTTTGTGTTGGTGTAATATATTGGAACATTCTTGGTCGAATAACTGTATTTAATATTGCTGGGTCTGCGTTGTCAATTGCTCTTAATAATTGTGAATGTCTAAAGACACCATCAAATTTATTTAGGTTATTAAAATTATAATCTGATATTGTATCTCTCACAACTGATTGTAATTCAACAGAACTTCTATCTGTTAAATTTGGATTATATTTAAAATTACAATCAATCTCTAAATATGTAAATGATGGGTCAACAATCTGTGGTGTTATTGATACAACATTTTTACCTTTTAATATTGCTCCAGTAATATCTGATTTTTCTGCATCTGTTAATGAACTAGATAATAAAGGTTTAATTGATATATAAACACGACCATAATCTGGTGGGTCATTATCCTCTCCGCCCCATGTTGAAATAGAATCAATATTACTAAATTCCTTTTTAATAATTGCAGCATAATCCTCAGATGTAACCGCTCTGTTTTGTGTTGTAAATGTTAACGGTGCATTGAATCTTATTGATTCAACTGTTTCTGACTCAGCACCACCAGCTGAATTGACTGCTGTTGTTACCGTAATATCAGAATAACCACCAATATTATCTACCATTGAGAATGTATTTGCACCATTTGATTCAACGCCATCAGTTGTAACATAATCAACTGTAACTATATTATTATTCGATGGTTTAAATCCTGTTACGCCATCTCCAAAATACACTTCATAATAACCAGAGGAATTTTCTTGTAAATAATAAATTTTACTTGAAGCATCTACATTTTTAAGAGATTCAAATGCTGTGTATATATCAAAGGCAGTTGATTGTTCATTTGCCTGGACACGAACTCTTAATGTACTAGTATCTGTATTTAAATCTGAGAGTTGAAATTTTTGATTTTCAATATCATTATCAACTCTATATTTTAATTCTCTTATATTACCTTCGACAATAACAACATTTGAAAAAGTATATGTAGTTCCTACCAATGTTGCTTGTTGAGTTTCTAAAACAACATATTGAAATTCTTCACCTTCAACAATTGTTTTTAATTTTGTGCCTCTTGTTAATTCTAAAGTTGATGGTAATGTTCCGACAACAGTAGAAACATCAACAGTTAAATTGACTTGTGCTCTTGGAGATAATACAGACCTTGGTGTATATCCTAATAATTTTGCTCTTGTAACTACATTACCACGAATCTGTGCTGAATCAAGGAATGCTTCGTTTAATGAATAGTGAGCATTCAATGCATTATAATGTGTATTATATGCAAGAACATCTAATAAAACACTTAAACCTGAACCTTCAAAATCATAGTCATTAAACTCTGATTGTTGTTTTAAGAAATTTTTTAAATTTTGTTTGATTTGTTCAAAATCTAATTCTGTTACATTTAAATTACTAGCCATATTACTTTAACCTTCTTAATATAATCTCAACACTTTCGTTGGTATCATATTCTTTTATTTGGAAATTTACTACAATATTATATGCGTTTTGGTCTGATAAATCATTTACAATAATACTTCTAACCAAAACTCTAGGTTCATATTTTTTAATTACTAACTCTATGTTTTCTTTTATTGCAATTTTTGTAAATAAGTCAGCAGGTTCAAATAAGAGACCTTTTAAATTTGCACCTTTATCAAAACCAAAAGGTCTGTCATAAAAATTAGTAACCAATAAATTCTTTAATGCATTTTTTATCGCATTATCGTCCTTTAAAGGTATAATGTCCTTTCGTATTGGATGTATTTTAAGAGATAAATCAAGGTCTCTATGTGGTTTCTTTTTAGAAACTACTCTTGCCTTTTTTAAATCACCTGTAATACTCCTATCTGATTGTATTAATCCTGCCATATATCTATTTATAAACTATTTTATGAAGTTTTAAGTTTCTCCTTTCGTCTTTCTACAGACTGTGTTGCTGCAATACTAAAACTTTCAGCAAACTGAAGTGGATTTCCAACACTTGCAGCATAGGACTTTGCTAAATCATATTCCCTTGCAAATATTCTACCTTCCGCAACAAAATCCCATTTACCTTCAGCATTCTTTTTCTTTAAAAATTTTTCCCTTCTCTTTTGCAAGTCAGCATAAGTGTAATCATATATTTTATAATCATCAAAGGTTGAACCACCTGTCTCTGCAAGTTCTGCAACTAATTCAGGTATTGTTAAATCATATAATGTTTGATTGTTCTTTTTTCTTGCAAACACCTTTTTTGAACCACCTAGTTGAATTGAAAGGAGCTCAATTGCAATTGAGTGTGTTCTCTTTAATAAATCCTTATTTAATTCATACTTATCTAAATCAATAGGTTCAACAGGGGCTGTTTTCTTTTCTGGTGTAGGTTCTGGTGGTTTTTCTTCTGCAGGTTTTGATTCCTTTGGCTCTTCTTTTATTGTTCCATCAGGTTTTTCTTCGACATTTGGTATTTGGTCACATATATCAGATGTGTTAATTGATGGTGGAAAACTATCCAATCCTAAACCACTAATTAATGATGATAAATTAGGAACCTTTGCACCGTATTTTTCATTTAATTCTGCTATTTTTGCTGACAAACCTTCAGGTGTTGTCAGCGCCGCAAGGCCTAATAACTCTTGTTGTAATCCACCAATGTTAGGTAATTCAGGTTTAAATGATTCCAAATCAGCTTTTAATTCATTTAATTTAGAGGACATTGAAGCTAATTGAGCCTTTCCTCCTTCT